TCTAAACTCATACTCCTCGTTCTCCTTATCAAGTGCCATCTCTAGCAAACGTGTGAGGCCTACCTCGACTAACAAGCGAGTAGCCTCTACGTCTGTTACAATCTCTAGGTTTGCTGAGCCGTCTTCATTCTCTTCTAAGCGTTTGACTTCAATCAATCCGGTTTCCATATTCTCTCCTTTGCATAGGAATACTATGCATAGATAATTACATTTTATGTAATCTATGCCCACTTTTATGCGAATAGGTCTACACGAATGACCAATAAAAGCATCATCTGTGTAGACTATGTACTATCCCTGACAACTCACACAGACTTCATTATCTTCAAAGTCCTTCAGAGCGTTGCGGTCTACCTTAGTTCCAACCTTCTCTGCTGTAACACCTGCTGTCGTTCGTAGGTAGTATAAGCCCTTGAGGCCTTCCTTCCACGCTTTGAGGTGAACTTTATTAACGATTGCTTTATCCGTACCCGATGCAAAAAAGACATTAACGGACTGGCCTTGGCATATGAACTCTTGCCTCTTTGCCGAATGCTCGACAACCCATGACTGGTCAAGTTCAAAGGCAGTTTTAAACGTGTCCTTCTCAGCATCACTGAGGAAGTCCAAATGCTGTACTGAGCCTTCAGCTTCCAGTATTGTCTGCCAGACCTTCTTAGTGTTTTGACCCTTAGCATCTAAAAGTTTCTCCAGATACTTGTTACGAACCGTGTGGCTACCCGCACGAGTACGATGAACATAGCAATTAGAAATGCTAGGCTCAATAGAGGCAGAGCAACCACACAGAATGCTAGAGTTAGCATTGGGAGCAATAGCAAGTAGGTGCATGTTACGAACCCCAGTACCAGATCCATCAGGACACTCACCACGTTCTGTTGCGAGTTGGTATGTTGCATCTAACGCTTGCTCCTTAATCTGCTTAAAGATCTGATAGTTCTCTGAAGCGGCCTGCCAAGACTCCCAAGCTAGTCCTTTGCTTTGGAGGTAGCCGTGGAAGCCCATTGCTCCGAGACCGATTGAGCGCTCTCTGTAAGCTGAGTAAACAGCTTTTGATAATTCTTCTGGTGCGTTGTCAATAAAGAATTGAAGGACGTTGTCCAAGAATCGGATAAGGTCTCCAACCATTCCGGTTGCTTTCCAGTCATCGTATCTTTCAAGGTTGACTGAGGAGAGACAACAGACTGCTGTGCGCTCTTCACTTGTTGCGAGATGGATTTCGTTGCAGAGGTTACTGCCATTAATTGACAGTCCAAGTTTTCTTTGAGCTTCCGGTAAGCCTCGTCTGGCTGTGTCGATAAAGTTAAGGTAAGGACTGCCAGTTCTGAACCTAGCTTCAAGAATTCGTTGCCACAACTTACGAGCTTGGACTGTATCTCTAACAATTCCTGTGTTGGGATCTGTAAGGTTCCACTCGGTATCATTGATTACCGCCTCCATAAAATCATCAGTGAGATTCACTGCATTAAAAAGATTAAAACATTTACGATTGATGTCACCACCAGTCGCTACCTTAAAGGAGATAAACTCCTCGATGTCAGGATGGCTTACGTCTAGGTACGCCGCGTAACTTCCCTTCCGTGTCTTCCCCTGCTTGTACGCTGTCATCTGAGCGTCCACTACCTTCATGAACGGGATCGGTCCTGGGGCTTTGTCGCTGATCCCTCTCACATCTGACCAATGCCCACCCACACCGCCGCCCTTTACGGAAAGCCATGCTACTTCACCATTATGTTCAATAAGGCTATCAAGATTGTCCCCCACATAAGTGAGGAAACAACTAATAGGAAGGCCACGATTGCCTCCACTTCCGTCAGGTGCGTTACTGAGGACAGGCGACGCAAACATAAACCAACCTTTTGAAGAGTAGTCATAAATGCGCTGTGCAAAATCAAGGTCACCGCCACAATAGGCCACACTAGCACGAGCAAAGGCTTCTTGAGGCGAGGTTTCATGATCAAGCATGTAGTAGTCACGCATGAGCGTAACTGCTTGGTCAGATAGGCGATTGTCTCTTTCATAATCAATCGTTATCCCAAGGTGTTGATTCATCGAATTCTCCAGTAAGGTCATCGTAATTGGTTTCGATATAATCCGCAAAGCGGTTTACCAAGTCTTCAGAGGTGATCTCTAGAGTCTCTAGAAGTGTCACCTCATCCAACTGCGCCAGTTTCTCTTTAAGCTCTTGTAGAGTTATCACTGAAACGAACCCACTATTTTAATACATCTCGATCAACTTGTCAAGGTAATGACGAGCCTTCTCTAAATCTATCTTACCTCCTTTGTCATCACATCTCGCTAGATACTTGATAACATTACCTTTCAGGAATCCTTTGAACTGGTCTTCGGTCATCCAAGCCTCCATAGCCTCCCAAGGCTGTATCAACTTGGATGTGTAGTGAGCGCCGCCGACTTGTAGCTCATTAGCACTCATTTTCTTTGCCCTTGTAGTAGATACCTAGCTCTTCACTGATCTTAAATGAATAGCCGTATGAAGCCTCTAGAGTGCTGATAACGTCCCCTAGAACGTCATGCCAGTTTGCAGAATCTTCATAGACACCGTTGAAGACTTGTTCCTTACCATACAGGCTGATACTAAAATTGACACGAATCTGATCGTCATCTGGGTCCCACATCATTTTTGCCCCTTTACTAAGTTTAGGAAATGTTCAAGGTCTACGATAGCCAATGGCTTAGACCTGTTCTGTTTGACAACTACAAGTGGTTCGTAGTCGCCGCAGTTTGTTAAGCATTGATTGTAGTAGTTGTATACTGCAATCTTTGCAAGATTCTTACACTCTACCGAGTATGGGAAGAGTTTACGAGCGGCTGGGGACAACTGGACATCTTCTCCAGATTGCCCCATACCAGTGCTACGGACATCATCAGGCTCAAGCGAGGAGAAACGCTCTAGAATGCCATCACGGACTGCCTGCTGTAGTTTACGGCCTTTAGCCTTTGCTGATTGCGCTTTCATCTGTTACCGGTGGTTTAAAAGAATCTCCGACAGACCGGAGCATATACAACAAATGACCGTTCTCGATTGCTCGATCATAACCTAACTTCTCGACAATAATTTCCCACATTTCTTCAACGGTCTTCCCTTCAAGAAGGGCGGTAGCACGTTTCTCGCCAATGCCGTGGACACCTTTGATGTTGTCTACTCTGTCACCTGTTAAGAATTGCTTATAGAAATTAAAATCTGCTGTCTCTTGGTCAACATAGTAATGGAGACCTTTAGCAAAGTTGTAGTGCCAGCCAACAACTTGATCTAGGTCTTTGTCCAATGAAACTATGACAGCCTTATCTCCCAACTCTGTAGCCTCGATAGCGACAGCGTCATCGGCTTCCATGCCTTCCCAAATCGTCGCATCCCAAGACCAGGCGAGATACTCTCTCAAGGCTTTGTAGTGCGTTGGTTTGGCGTTACCGGTACGGTTACCTTTGTAGGGAGCGGTAACAGCAATCTCGTCCCTGAAATTGCGTTTACCAGTGAGATGTAACGTCCATGTTGAGCAGTAAGGAAGATCAAACATGATCATATCCTCAAGGTAGGTGGCCATCGTCTTGATAGCCATCTCCTCTGTGTCATCAACAGTCGCAAAACCGATACGGTACACAAAAATGTCGGCATCGATTATCGCGTGATAACACATTAAAGGATCTCGTCCTCATCATCGTCATCTACAGTGACCATGTCCTCGACAGAGTCTTCGTAGCGAACTAGATCAGTCACTACAAGTTTACGCAGTGATGGTGAGATCCCTGCCTTATTCTTGTATGACCACTCATAAAAGCCTACGAGCGCAATGCCCTTAGACTCGTTGCCAATCTGAATTGCTTGTGGTGATGGTTCACCGGCATCTGTCAGAGGGAAACCAGTCAACTGCTGACCTTCAGCATCGTAAGACTTGATTGGGTTGTTTGACTTACAGGTAATGTAGCTACCCTTCTCTGGTGCCTTCTCATTGAAGCGCACTTCGATGCCCATAGACTCTAGAGCCTTGACAGCCGCATCAGAGAGGTTGCATAAATCAACCTGATACTTGTTCGACATATCATTGACGCGATCCGTAGACGCCCAATAGATGTCGGCTTTGACTTTTACTCGTTCCATCACATTCTCCTTACTGGTGTGATACTAATATTATACCATATGTCACGCTAATGGGTTTCATACCAATTGCGTCCTATCTTTGCTTCAGCGTCCACTGGAACACGGAAACCAAGAATCTCTCCTGCAATTCTAGCGCAGTCTACTGCGATGATTGCAACTTGTTCAGCAACTCCCTCCGAGCATTCAAGCTGTATCTCGTCATGAACGAAAGCAACTTGCGTTGCGTCGAGTCCGGCCTTGCGTATTGCTTTGTTCGTTTCAACAACCCACTGACCTGCAAGAGTAGCCCCGCATCCTTGGAGTAGTGTATTAAGTGCGGCATGTTCTGAACGCACCAATATTCTTCTACCATCAAGCCCCGGTACATACCCTTTGTTCGCCAAACGCGAAATTTTCTCCATAAGTTCTCGTAGCTTAGGGGTGTTACGATAAAAGCGGTCAAGTATCGCTGACCCTTCCTTCGCACCACCTCCGACAATACTACCAACTTTTGCTGATCCAGCCCCGTAGAGTACAGCATACTGGAGGGTCTTCGCCTGATCTCTCGTGATCCCTGCGGCATCAGCATTCTTCTGATGGACGTCGCCATTCAATAACTCCTCTGTCCACTCTTCGTCTTGCATGTAATGGGCTAAACATCTCAACTCGATCCCGGAAAGGTCAATGCCGCATAGCACATGACCATCATCGACTGTGAAGAGTTCACGGCACTCCTTGCCGAATGGTTTCTTCACTGATGGCACTTGACCTAAATTAGGGCTGTGATGACTGGCTCGTCCTGTAATAGTCCCATAAGGGATGATACGTCCATGTACACGATTTGTCTTTTTATCGACATGTTTTAACCATGAGTCGATTAGACCGACACGTTTCTGTAGCATCAGGTATTCAGCGATCTCTTGAGCCTCTGGTATCTCTACAGTTTCCAGAGTGGTTTCGTCAACGATAATTGATCCTTTCTCTGTAAATTTATCAGGTACCCAACCAAGCCCTTGGAGCCTCTCAGCAATTTGCTTGCGTGACCCGACGTTAAAAGGTGTGACTCGATCTTTAAGTTGTTTTCCTGTTTTCTCACTCCACCTCTCCTCTACAATCGGTTGAAACTTTTCTTGCAACGTATCTTCAATAGTTGCCATTCGGTCAACAAGAGTAGCGTGTAGCATCTGAGCTTTAGGTACATCCAGTTTAAAACCGGTGCGCTCTTGCTTACACGTTTCCATAAAGAGTTCGTGTGCGAGCTTGATTGCTTTGTTGGGGTCTCTCCACTTGGCATAGTGTTGCATGATCTCCTTGTAGACCTGTGTTGTTAGACGGACGTCTTGAATACAATACTTCTCCATCTCTTCCGTCCATCCGCCATCATAGTCGCTGAAGTCGATCTTACCATCGCCTCCAAGACGGACACCCCAGGCTCTGAGACTGTGGCCACCTTCGATGACAGGATTCAAGAGGCGGGACAGCACCAAGGTATCAACTGCTTGTGACTTCTTGATTGTGATGTCCCATAACTCTCTGATCTTCGGAGCATCGAACCCGATAAGGTTATGACCAACAATCTCATCATACTGAGGTAACAGAGACTTTAGAGACTCCGGTGCAGTATGCACCAGAACCTCACCAGTATCGTGATCCTCAGTCACACAACCCCAGATTATACTGTGCGCTGTGTTCGTCTCTATGTCGAGTGTCAGTCTCTTTTTGCTTGACATCTTCAATTACCTTTATGATTGTCATTGGATCAGCTTTGAACCATTCGTATGACCATTCTACTACATTTGGATTTGACTTCAATAGAGTGTGTACCTTTTCTTCGGCAGATTCACGATCATCGAAGTAGCAGTGATAGATAACACGATAATCCCGGTGAGGTGACGCAGTCTGATATTGTCTGACGCGATCATAACTATCGACAGCGCAACCTACTTTGTACCATTGCTCTTTCTCATGGATTTCACATGAGACAATGTACACATAGCCGGTCTTGACTCTGTTTTTGATCTCTACGTCAGACCATGCAGAGCCGAATGAGTTGTACCGTCCAGGCTTATGCAAGGGATGCTTTCTAGAAATGTATTTCCCGTCAACATACATATTCTTGGCGTTCTCAATCGGATTGGTGTGTTTGTGATTTGCATGATGACAATCTCTACACCAACTTTGTTTACCGTCAGGTTTCGTTCTATCGTTTGGAAAATCATCCAATGGTTTATGTTCTTGACAATTCGGACACTGCTTCATTCATAGTCCTCCTCTTCTAATTCAGACTCGTGCATGATCCTGAGATTCAGGTACTGTCCACAACCATCCTCAAACATTACCCATTCTTCACACTGTCGGTATGTTCCCATGAAGTGTACATCACTAATATATACACCGTCACAAGCATATTCATCGCCAATGACTACCCACTTCCTGCTTTTTAAACTTGGACTACAATGCTTCATCATCTACCTCTGTCATTCTCCCTGTCACCAGACTATACAGTAACGAACATGCCGGTCCGGTGATGCCTGAGAAGCGATTCTTCAATACCCTGACACGGGTTGTGTTGCGCTCTTGTGCATCTTCAGCCTGTCCATTACGTTCTAGACCGATAACCATGTCTGACAACTGAGCGATAGAGCCGGAGCCTCGCAACTGAGCCAGACTTGTTGCCGCACCTTCTTCGTGTCCCTTAGACTCTGGACGCTTGAGGTGGGATACAACAATCAATGCGACACCAGTCTCTTGGACCAGCATCCGTAGTTTGGTCATAATTTCATCAATCGCCTTACGCTCATCACCATTAGACTGAGCAGAAACGATAATGCTAATGTGATCAACAAAAATATAATCGCATCCAACCACCTTGGCGAGATATCGAACCCGATTAACAATATTATCAACGTCACTTGAACCAAAGTGATCAAACATAAAGAGGCGGTCTGTGCCGAGAGTCGCATTAAACGCATCGTCTTTCTCCTTTTGCGTGGACTCAGTATCGGGAAGGTGTAGAGGCTTGTTAGCCGCTAGAGACATCAGAGACAACCCAGTCTTCCGAGTAGACTCTTCCAAGAACATCAATCCGACATTGCTCTGGCTGTTCTGCAGGATGTGCCAGACAATCTCTCGAAGAAACTGAG